GATGTATAAATATAGTCACTATACCAGGGAGTAGAGGAATTCATTACAATATTATGATTAATAGATTTTGCTCCTGTCCATCCCCACTGTTGAGTATATGGACCATTACTACATGCGGCAGAATAGTTGTAGGCTATTTCAATATTATTATAGGAATTACCAAAATTCAGTGAATGACCCCCACCACATATAGAAATGTTGCAAAACCAAGAAGAATTATTTCCATATGTATAAAAAGAATCACCACCAGCATTATAACTTACATTATTCCTATGACATAATTGATGCCTTTCCCACATATAACCAGTGTTCCTGTTATATCTATAAACAGGATAAATAACATTTCCTTCAAACTCACAAGTATATTGACCATAACTAGTTAATTCATAACTCATACCCCCTCTTATGCCAATTATAGAATAATTATTATAATCGCTATGAGCACCAATGTTGAATAAGGTATTTTTTATTTTTACTCTTCGATAATAATTATTGCTGTACTGAAAATATACACTACTTCTTTGATCAGAACCATAAGTTGTACCTTCCGGTGCTCGGATTTGAGTATCTCGTGTGGCATTAATAACTAATGCACCGGCTTTTGTTACTTTTTGTAAAGTTGTTTGAGTAGAAGAAACAAATCCATTTGTAAAAGTAATAACTTTTGTACTTGTGTTTATAGCTGTAATAGTATAATCTGCAATAAAACTTCCATATGTGACTTCATTATAATTATCGCTATTGGGTTGAATAAGAATCATATCTCCAACACTAAATCCGTTAGTATTATTAACGGTTATTGTGTTATCTCCAACAGCGGCGTCTGCTGTAGTAACAGCAGCAACTCTTAAAACTTGATCTCCGGATAGGTGTGGTTTATCGACCCCTGTTTGATAAGCCTTTTCTCCAACTACTGAACCAGTTACATTACTATCAAGAGTAATAGTATTAGTTCCATAACGAATGTTTGTAATAGTTCTAACATTTCTATTATTACCAGTACCGAATATAATATGATAGCCTTTTCTAAAAACTGCCGCATCATCAACTACTATTTTATTTCCAGAAACTGCCGTTATTGTAGCTTCTGGACCCACAAATTGACGATAATAGACATCATTATTATTAATATCATGAATCCAAAATGCTTCATCGCTTCTATTATATATCCAACTTTTCCCAGTTCTTTCCGGCATGTAAACATTTATCCAATCTCCAGCAGCAAATTCGCTAGCGTCTGTAAATGGAATTGGACCAGGAGATCCACTTGGGCTAATATCACTAGTTATTGTTGTTTCTGGATTTGGATTTGTTCCAATAATCTCTACTTGATTATGAGTATTAGCTCTTACATATAGTCTATGGGCATCTGTATTAGTTCCTCTTAATTCTAAAATAGATCCTGGGTCCATTCTAAAATAAGCCCCTGTACTTGAACTTCCTTCAGAAAAATATGCATTACTTAAAGACTGAACGAACAAATAACCATTCATACGAAGCATACATCCAGAACCCTCAAAATGCAGCTTGCCATAAACATTACTATCTTCATATCCGTTTGTTGGTCTATGATCTCCAGTGACTGCTACTATGTGCTGCCTAGAAATATTAAATGTATCACCATCTCCAGGTACTGCGTTCAAATCCCATGTAGAAGGATCTCCGAATGGTCCGCTTTGCGTACTTGTGTATGTAGCCATATTATTCCTCTATTAGTGGTTCTGACTCTGGTATTTTTATTTCTAGTCCTGCTAATTCAGCATATCTACTCTCGTCACAATGTAGCTCAAAAGACATTGAATTTTCATTGTTTAGCAGAGTATGAGGGTTAAACTGTACGAGAGATTCATCCCCAGGATATTCTAAAGTATCAACACTAACTGTCCCGTTTTGTTTATCTATATTAACATATATAATCATTTATTTCTCCACTATAAGGTCCGGAACATCTTTTCGAACAGCCGTAAAGCTCCAAAAGAATTCTAATTCTCCTAATGTTTTGCAGCGATGACCCTTAACTGTAAATGTATTTTTGGCCAGATCAATATCATCTACATAAAGAGTTTTGTGGTGTTTATAATTTGTGATTTGAATACTGATATCTTCTTCTCGAACAAGTTTTTTCATATAGGAAGGTAATTTTATAACACAAACACCTTCTTTGAGCTTGTCTCTTCCTGTAAGTCTTACTCCGTGATATGGAGACTCTAAAGACCCATATTGTAATTTTTTCCCCTTCTTTGTGGGGTGATCAATCAAGAAGCTCTTTGTAGAAGCAGCAAGATGTCCGGTTACTGTGGCATCGCTTCCAAAGAAAACATCTCCGGTTATATTTCCAGAACCTGCTACATCTAACTCATAAACTGGATTAGAATTTTTAACTCCAATATTATCTTGAAAATAACTTATTCCAGCTGCTACTTGCAGTCCCCAATTTTGATCTGCCCTCTGAGCATATCCATAAAGGGCTACGTTTCTAGTACCAGACCCATAAGCAGTAGCATTGATTCCATAGTTTGTGCCTATGCTTTTATTGTTAAATGCTTTAATCGCTTGATTGCTACCAGCAGTATCTCCATCATCTACATAAATTCTAACTTTACCACCACCAGTCAAACCATTGTCCCTACCAAACTTTGCACTAACCCCGTCTGTATCTAGATGAAGAGTAGTACCATCAAAAGTCATACTAGTTGTAGGTTCCCAATAATCAGCCCCACTATTCCAAACAAGAAGATTATTATCTACTACTCCACTAGTATTTACATTATGTAGATCATTGATGCCGCCCGGATTTGTTATTCTTACTAGCAGCTCTCCATTATTACCATCTTTTAAAACAATAGCAGTATATATTATATGTTTTGGAGGAACTTTAGTTAAACCACCAGCAGTTGATGGATCTAAAAATAATATATCTCCCTCTACCCAAGTTTCACCATTTGGATTTAATGCAGTATTTGATGATCGTAAGTCTACTTTTCTTACATGACCAAAATGAACAACATATCCTAGATCTCCATTATTGAGTGTTTCAGCTAAAAGGCCGATATATCTAACTTCCTCTACACTTAAATCTGCTACAAATTTATCAATCTCTATTCTCTGACCGCCAGCATTAACGCCAGCAGCATATACTGGCTGACCCTTATATATTGTCCCGCCACTTAGATTAATAACTCTATAAAATACATCTTGTCCAAGATGCGTTGTAAGAGTATCTGTTAATCCTAAATCAAGTGTACCAAGAGTATCGTTCCAGTTTAATTGACCTTCAATTTGATCTATGTCAGCTAAAGAAGAATCAAAGAAAATTTCATCAACACCACTAATCGTAGCTGGATTAATAATCTGGCCGCTTACCCCGGCTACAACAAGCCAGGGCAAGTCATCCCATAAATTAGACCCATCACCTATTTTTACATTATTTACAGTAGTATCCCAGCCTAGCTCTCCAGATGCTAAAATTACATTATTTGACCATTGGGTACTAGTACCACGACGTAGTTGTATACGATTCTTTACGGGCATAATAGGGCCACTTTCTCTGGTTTTGGAATATTCCTAAAATAGTACTATACCTTATTAATACACTATTTATTGTAGTTCATCCATAGGAGCAGTCCAATCTTCTCCACTTAAAATTTCTAAAATTTCAGCGTGGGTGTATGGACCTTCTTTAGTAGAGAGCCCCGAAACGCACGCTGGCATCTCACCTTCCCACTTTACGAAAGTTTTTGTGGAATCGACGCTTTTTCTCACGGTCTCCGCACTCGTTTCGAGAACCGTATCAAAATCAATAGCATCTAGTTCGCTAACATTAAAAATCATATAATTTCTATTTTCGTACATAATCATCTCCTTCATTTGTTAATGTAAACTTGTTTACTTATAGGCCAAAGCGGCCTTTTGTTGCCTCAAAATTATTATTCACTTCATCTGCTGATAGCTCTTTACCATAAATCCTAACAATACTTGTATAGCCAGTGCCTCCGTATTGTGTATCAACAGTTGCTTCTACATTCTTATTTACAGCGAAAGGTCTGGTGCTACCTGGGCCTAAAGGATTTCTAGCAGATACACTGGTTGACGCAACTTGTTGACCATTTCTATATATTCTCATTCTAGAATTTGCTCTTGAACCTGTACCAACAATATGATACCACTGATTTGTAGACCATCCAGATGAATATAAAAATTTACCGTCGTATGCCCATTCTAATGAAGATATATTAACTCCATTTCCAGAAAAACCGTCATACCATATGAGACAGTGATAGTCTGATCTGTCAGTAGACATAAGTCTCTTTTGTGCCTGTATTAGAGTTGGGTAATGCCAAATTTCATATGTTAATTCACCAGATATGTTGTATAAAAATTTACTTGGGTCTGTACTAATTTCACTAACGCCAAAAGCCAATCCGCCAAAATCATTAACTTGCCAATATCCATTACTATTCCAACTAGTATTTGCACTTGTAGAAATAAAACTTCCGTTATAAGTGTACGGAGCTAAATTGTATATAGTTGTTCCGCTGCCAGGATATGAATTACGATCCGCTGCATCTAAACACAACACCAGACCATCTGTTACTATTTTTGGACCTGTTCTGTAACTCATAATCCGTACCTACCTTTTGTTGCGTTGTAGTTTTGTAATATTTGTTCATCGCTCAATTCTCTATCATAACAGGCAAATGTATATATGCGTGTTGTGTCGCTATCTCCAGACAAACCCGTAAGTCCAAGTGGACCAGAATTTGTTATTCCTAAATTATTTGCTCCACCAACCCTAGAACCTATTTTAGTATCATTTGCCCACATTTGACCCCCGCCTTTATCAACATCAAATTGTAATGACATAAAAACCGTTTCATTTAAACTCATGTTATAATAACTAGAAATCGTTCCCCAATTACCTCCTCTATTAGCATACCACCCTATAAGTCCTTCCATGTGAGGAGTGGTTCCATTAAAATTATGAAAATGATATAAAACAAAAGAAGATGTGCTTGTGCCTCCGTCTTTTCTAACAAAACGAGTGGAGTATTGAGTACTATTACCTATTTTTTGCCACCATAAACAAATAGTTATTTTAGTAACATTATTTGACCAATCAGCTGTGTTATAGTTTGCACCAGAAAAGGCCGTTCCAGTAACTAGGTCTTTGATAGATTGACCAGGAGGAAGAGAGTTAGGATCGGCTGTGTCCAAATAAAGAACAAGCCCGTCTTCTACGATATCTGGCCCACCACTAATTGCCATGTCTCTTCGCTCCTTATTCTAGAGGCCAAATCGGCCCTTGGTTGCTTGGTAATTCTGTAGAATTTCGCTATCCAACAATGCTCTGTTATAAAACTGCACCAAGGCACAACTTCCAGCAGTATAACCAGTACCTAAACCTGGACCCATTATTCTAAAATTATGACCACTAGTATTATTAAATTGACCGTTTAAATTCTTTTGGCTTTTATACTCACCCTGGTGAAAAAGTTTAATTTTTATACCAGTAGCGTTCCATACACTACCAGAAACACCAGCGTATCTCCATGTATCATCACCAAATATTCCAGCATCAGATGGATATTGGTTGGGGGAGTTACTTGTGTCCGTTCTACAATTTAGGGTACGATTAGGAGCTATTAACAAATTCCAACCTTGCGATCCGCTGCTGTAGGCTATTAATGTTTTAAAAGCAGTAATATTAGCTTTAAACCACCCTAAAGCGGTAAAATTGTTTAATGGTAAAATATCACTCAGGCCAGGAACATTAATAAAATCATTACTGCCATCAAAATTAAAAATTCCATTGTTATTATTCAAATAGTTTGGACCATTTAATATTTGTCCATTGTGTGAATTTACAGAAATATCTGTCCATGTACTACCGCTTCCAGCGTAGCTATTCTTGTCTGCTGCATCCAGACACAAAACGAGTCCATCTGTTACTATTCTGGGGCCGTAATTATTGCTCATAGTCCGAATCTTCCTTTTAGGGCTGCATAATTTTTATCTAATTCGTCCATAGACAATGCTCTATTGTACATTAATATTGTAGATATCTTACCCCAAGGTTGTGACGGCCAACATATTCTATAATTATTGATGCCAGAACAATTATTTCCAGCAGTATTAGTAGTTGAATTTCCAACCTGTGTGCTGCCATCAATATAAAATTTATTAGTAGAACCATTTTCTCCAAGAAGAGTTAACATATTCCATCTCGCTTCAAGACCTCCAGTTTCAACATTATAGCCGCAGTCCCTAAAACCTCCTGCAAGATTAGAATACCATCCTAGTTTATTTGCTGTTGATACAATAAGTGGATGCTCTGAATCTCCTCTTACTAAAGTTCTCCAATTAGATGGTGAATCTTTCATATCATTAAACGAAATAACAGTATAGTTGTCACCATAATATAGGTTTATTCCAGTCTTATCTGCATATTCATTGGTAGCAAAATCCAAGGATTTACCATCCCAAGCGGGAGAATTGTATAGTATGTAATTTATATTGTATGGGGCTAGATTATACCAAGTATTTCCACTACCAGGATAACTCTTCCTATTCGCTGCATCTAAATGCAGCACTAATCCATCGGTAACTATTCTGGGGCCGTTTGCGTAGCTCATTTTCCAAATCTCCCCTTTAATGCATTATAATTCTGTAACACTTCAGCGTCTGTTAAATCTCTTTCATACGCCATAATTAATCCCATTTGCCCAGACCAATAGCCACCTGTATACCCAGTACCAAGAGTAACACTAGCACTAGTATTTGTTAGTGTTCCATATGAATGGCTATATGTAGCAGTTCTAGATCCATCTTTAAACCATCTATGCTCTGTTGTATTCCTTACAGTTCCCATGCAAATCCATTCGTTTCTTGGTGTACCAGCACTAGCTCTACCTGCATATGGACTAGAATTACCCCCAGCATCACCCCAATAAGAACTTATGGTATTATTAAGTTCATGAGTCCATGTGCCATATCCACCATAAGCTTGATTCCAAGGATTTCTTCTACCAACTTGAGTAGCTGAATGATACATCCATATTAATAATGTTTGTGCTGTAGCCCATCCGTCAAAATTCGTCCCCGTATCAGTAATTGCCAAATAATCATTAGTTCCATCAAAGCTAATCACATTACTACTTATTGAAATGCCGTTTAACATTATACCATTATTTCCACGACCAGACAAATCATATAGCGTTGTTCCAGAACCTGGATAGCATTTTCTATTAGCTGGATCTAAATATATCATTAGTCCATCAGTTACTATTCTTGGTCCATATAAATTTGCCATTATAATTCTCTCCTATACATATGCTGTTCCATTCCAAGCTTGTTTTCGAACTCTAACTGAATAGAATCCACCATATACATTATTATTACTATACAAAGATGTGTCTACATAGACTGTTTTACCAGTGCCATAATTTACAGAATATAAAAGAGAAGAGCCATTATAGTGTTTTAAAGTGCCATCGGTATTGTAAACAATGTATAGTTTTTCATTTGCGTTCCAAGTTTTAGACGGAGTGATACCCGCACCATTGTTGTAAAGAACAAAGGAATTTTGTTGATATGGATAAGCAGCATAATCAAGAGTATTGTAACTTGAGTTAGATGTAGGATCAACATTCCATGATATCATAGCGTAGCTTTGACCATTATTACTAGCCGCTGCGTTTTTTCTATATTCTATTGTACATGGTGCGGTAAAGCTGGTTGTACTATAGAATTGTCTGTTCCATCCAGTACTACCAATCCTAAACATATCAACATTTTTACCGCCATTATTACTTATATAGATATTTCCTGAATTATCTGTAGTATATGTTACATTCTCATAGTCTGAAAGATCTTCTTCTGGGTATCGACCTTTTAACGCATTGTAATTATCTTTTATTTCTTTATCTGATAATTGCCTATCATAAAAAGAAACTTTACTTATCTCACCATCAAAATTCTGGTTAGAAGCACCACGACGACCTATTTCTGGGAGAGTACCATTATTTTTGATCGGTCCTGTTTTATTAGTATTTGCTGTCGTAACTAATTCTCCATTAAGATATCCCTTAACTTGTCCAGATGTTCCACCATTACCATAACGATTAAATGTCCATGCAAAATGATACCAAACATTTCGACAAATAGAATCTTCACCTATTTGTGCTCCTCTAGCATCTCCACCAGAACCATCAAACCAAGTATTGTCTGACTGCCTTAAATCTATTCCAACAGCATTTTTATACTGAGCTATCCATAATTGAGATTCTTCAATATATAATTGATAATACGGTGAAGCCTTAGCTGGTTGCATATTATGAAATTTAACAAACGCTTGCCAAGTAAATTCATCTTTACCGGCAACAATAGATTCCGATAAACTAAAATAATCGTTAGATCCGCTAAGTATAAACTTTCCTTTTCTAGCTGTAGAAAAACTGGGACTATTAACGAGTGTAAAATTTCTTCCACGACCAGAAAGATCTTTCCAACTTGAACCAGTGCCAGGGAATGATTTTCTATTTGCCGCATCTAAATGCAAAACAAGACCATCTGTTTCTATATCAGGACCGCCATAAATACTCATGAGGATAACTCCTCTCTATTATATGAAAAATTTATTTTTCTCATACTCCAAACCTCCCTCTGGTGGCGTTGAAATTCTGACGAACTTCGTTCGCTAACAATTGACGATCATATAATGTTACTTGGGACATATAACCTTGCCACGGTTTTTCGTTTTCGTATGGTCGCCATCCTATTCTAAAATTACCGCCATTTGCTTGTGAAGATAAAGTCTGAGTTCCATTAAACTTAGATTCTCCATTGACATATATAGTAACAGTCTGACCGGGATTCCAAACAAAGCCAACATGCCACCATGTATTTGTAGTTATAGTAAAACCAGTATCATTATCTGTGGTTTGTCCATATGCTTGAAATTTTAAGTTGTTGCTTGTGCTTTGTAATTCAAAATCTCCTCGATTCTGGATATTATTAACTAGAGCATACCAACTCCATATTTTTTGTCTAGCATAAGTTGTAGTATAAACCCAGGCAAAAAAACTATTTCCATTAGCATCATAAGTTCCTGTAGGTATACCAGTATCGAAATAATCATTTGACCCATTCAATTCAAAACAGCCTCCATAGAATGAGCGTGGTGCTGGTCCACTTCTATATATGTTATTTTTTGCTGGACTAAGATCGTACACTGTAGTACCACTACCAGGATAACTCTTGCTGATAGCAATATCCATACAAAGAACTAAACCATCAGTTGTTATTTTAGGACCATTTCTATACGCCATTATTCTCTTCCATTAAAACCCATGTTTGATTCTCTTCGTCCCAATAGTATTCAGCATCATCTTCAGGATAAGGAACTGGAGCTTGCCAATCAAACTCTTCGTTTAAAGTCCAACTGGGAAAAGGTTGTGGTGGGATAAAAACATCATTTTCCTCATTATAATTATACCCTATTCCAGCATATCTCTTGCGGAAATTGCTATTGTAGCTGGTTTGCTTCCATGTTCCCGCTAAACCAAGCTGGTTGATGAACGCTTGCCCACAACTTTCGCTTGAGGGAAACTCTCCTCCACAGCAATTGTCGTTGCTTACTACTATTACTTGTTGAACAGTACCGTTCTCGTCTATTTGTGCAAAGTGTGCCATTATTCCTCCTCTATACTTAGAACTTCTACAATGTTATAGAAATTTAATTTTTGTATAGCTTCTTCTTGTGAATTGGCTAATACGTCTGTAATCAATAAGATTTCTTGAGTTTCCTCATCACTTAGATCAAATTTGTCTATAATTTTTAATGTTATCGTATACTTATTCATAATACTGTTAATGCCTTCATATGTCTATCACTTAATATTGTAGGTACGCAAAATATTTTTTTATAGAAAGCATCAGGATATAATGCAATACTATTTATGGTACTTGTGTAAGTTGAATTTGCAGCAGAGTTTGAGGAGTAGACCGATCCATTATTCATACAAGCTTTTGATCCTAAGCCAGCCTGATATGTAAGTATGCCTTTATTATTATCGTCCAATATAGGAAAACTACCATAATCATATGAGGCCTGTCCACTTTTTCTAAAAGTAATATTAGAATTATTACTATACTGTCTAAATCTACAAGTCGTTGAAGTAGGCTGGATGGCCATGTAGCTTGATATAACACCAACCTTAAAATTGTTTAATGGCATTGAAAACTGACCAAATAAAGACAATTTATCGTTTCCATAGGTTCCTAAAAAATTAGTACTAACATAAAAAGAATCATTAGAGTTACTAGCTGTAGATGTTGTAGTTTTAACATAACTTCTAGCAGTTGCCTGATAGGCAAAACTGATATTTGATTCATGCATAGTCATTGCGCCCCATATGTATAAACCATCTCCAGAAGATCCGGTGATAGAATTAGAAGATGTAGTTGGTGTGTATGTTACAGTATAGGTTTTATTAGTAAAATTATCGTCTTTTACACATAAAAAACATCTATACCATCCATTCCCCATTCTCATTATATGTTTGTATGTATATACTAAATAATTACTGTTAGAATCATTTGATCCTGTAGTTGCATTTGTTAAGTTAAAATAGCAAGACAAACTGTCTGTTCCATTCTCTATTTTTATATTTAAATATGAGCATTCATCCGCTTTAACCATAACAGATAAATGAAAACATCTTCTATTACCAGTATTAGTATTGACATAGCCTGTTGTGTATGATTGACTAACATTTCCTCCAGAAGAAGATATTGATAATTTTTGAGCATTATTGATACCATCTGGACTCAAGACTGATGACGAACTTATGGTTGATGACGTTTTAGTCCATACGCTTTGACTAAAATCTTCACTATGTAGAAATACATTATTTCTCGAAGATTCTATTAGTAAGCCTTTATATACTAAATTGTCATTACTATCATACTCATATCCAAAACGAGGTTCATTGACACTTGCTGTTTGTAAATACCCATTACTTCCAATATATGTTCCTATGGAGTTACGAGTATACGTTACGGGACCACCTATTGCTCCTGAATTTGGGTTTACTTCTTTACGTCTTTCAAAATCTCTATAAAAAGTAGATTGTAAACTTCCATAATTAATTCCCATTATAATCCAAACCTCCCTTTAGTAGCATTATAGTTGTCTTTAATTTGTTTTTCTGATAAAGCTACATTATCATAAACTTTTACAGAAGCTACGTCTCCCAGTAATGGCAGGGCACCATATTGATAATTTGGAACAATAGTGGAACCTATTCTAAAAGGTAGTGGATCGCCATAGTATTCAAGCGTATTATCAACAAGCGTATTAGTATTATAACCCTGCAATTCACCATTGAGATAAACATATGCAGTTTTTACAGAACCATCCCAAACTAATGTTCCATTTACCCATTCTCCAGAAGCATAAGAATTATTTGCAGTTCCAAACAATGCTCTATCTCCATTATTATCTTCTATATTAACATAGAATCTATATGTTGAATTAGCGTGAATCTCAATAGTTGCATTGTATCCTCTAAATGTTGTAAATAAAGCCCTGTTTGTACTACCGTCACTATTATCTCTATACCAAATATCTATACTAAATTTTCCACCAGCTGAACTAATGCCAAGATTACCAGCAGTTACAGGGGTTTGTATATATTGATTACTTCCATCAAAACTAAAATAACCCTTATTACCTGTACTATAATCACTTGGTCCCATATTCTCTAAAGTACCAACAATCTTACTAGTACTTAAACCACCAACTCTACCACCAACAGTAAAAGTACCACTACTAGTAAATACATGAATGGTATATCCTTTTCTTGTAATTATACTGTCTCCACCTGTAGCTTTTTGTGGGCCTTTATATTTAATTATTACAACTCCAGAACCACCATTCCCCGCAGATCTACTACTGTAACTAACATTATATCCTCCTCCTCCTCCACCAGAACCTGTATTAGCCGAAGCATTTCCGTTTATGTTTGCATCATTGGAATTAAAACCTCCACTACCAGCACCACTACTACCAACTCCAGGTATATATGGGCCTCTATAACTTCTGACGCCACCCCCTCCTCCACCAGCAAACCATCCATCTTCACCTAAAGATCTACCAAAAGAATAACCAAAATACCTACCTATTCCACCATTTCCTCCTTTGCTATTAACAACAAAAGCATTCCCGGCATTGGTTCCGACTCCTCCTGCTCCACCACCACCAGCACCTAAATCTCCATTGCCGTTATTACCTCCATTATTACCCTGTCCAGAAATTCCTGTTCCTCCATTGTAGCTCCCATTTGCACCTCCTCCTCCAGATCCTCCGTTTTTTGTTGTAGAAGAAGTAGCTCCTCCATGATGATCTCCACCGCCACCTCCAGTACTAGTAACGCTAAAAGCTGAACTATTACCGCCAACTTTACCGTCTTGACTACTAGTATTCCATCCCGTGCCTCCAGCACCACCAGCACCAACAGTAACTGTATAACTTCCAGTAGATAAGCTAGCTCTAGTATACCCATGCAATAAGCCACCAGCACCACCACCACCGCCAATAACGCCACCGCCGCCGCCACCTCCAGCAACTATCAAATACTCAACAGGAAGGCCATTAATAGGATACGCCCTATCACTCACAGCACCAGCAGCATCTAGATTAAATACTAATCCATCTGTTACTATATCGGGACCACCTTTTACACTCATATGGAGAGCTCCTTACTATGGTGTGCCCCCATCTATTGTGCAGAAGGTGAGAACTGTTGGTGCTGCTGCACTTACTCCACTAATAGCCACAAGACCATCTATTCTATTGCTACTTGAACCTAATTCTACTTCTGTTGTTCCAAAAGTAACACTATCATTTTCTAGTTGTAGATTACCAACTCCGCTCGCCTTGATAGACACAGCGCCAGTAGTCACACTAAAATCACCGCTATCAAAACTAGCTATACCTTTTACAGATGTTGTAGCAAGAGTATGTGTGGTTGTGTTTACTGCTGTTACTCTTCCGTATGTGTCTGTAGTAACAGAAGAAACAAAGCTATTAGTTGGACCAGCTGTACCATTTGTTCTAGATACTGAAGGCAGTCTAGCTTCATTTAGTGTCCCGGACGAAATATTGCTGGCATTAAGATTTGTCAGAGAACTACCATTTCCACTAAATGTAGCACTAATAGTTCCAGCACTAAAGTTTCCGCTAGAGTCTCTACTTACAATGGTATCTGCTGTATTAGCTGGAGTAGCATTACTTTCAACTGTAAATGTTGCTCCTTCTCCAGCAGAACCACCAAGAGTAAGGCCAGACCCATTTACTGCTACAGCAGCAACATAGTTTCCTGTAGTATCTGTACCAAGAGCAACACTGTCGGGCTGAATCGTGGTATTTAGAGAAAGACTAACATTGCCATTAAGATTAGTCCAAGTTAGATTATCTGAACCAACAACGTCTCCAGTTAGAGCAACTGTGATAACAGGATCGGGAAGATCTGTGAAATTATCCCAATCTAGATAGTGTGAGCCATGTTGACCATCTAATAGATCAGCATTTAGGTTTGTAACAGCAGTAGTAGATGTTACAACAAATGGAGCTGTACCATTTGCAACTGTAGAAATGAATCTATTTGCTTGGAAGTTTTCTGACCCAACTTCCCATCTACCATCAACATTATCCCAAACAAGTTGTTTATAGTCACTTGTTCCACTATTTCTTACTTCAAGACCACCAGTAGGAAGACCACTGGTATTTACTCGAATAATATTGTCTCCGATTTCTACAACAGTAGAATTAACTGTGGTTGTAGTACCAGCAACAGTAAGATCACCACCAACCGTTACGTTTCCAGTTGTGGTTAGGGTAGCTGTTTGAACATGATCTGCTGTAACAGTTCCTGTAGCGGTTACATTGCCTGCCGTTAGAAGATTAGTAGCAGCATTATAGGATAGATCCCCATCTGTTCTAACGGTTTCATTAGTAGCAGAACCATTGTCTGAATCTACAAATGTTAGGTAATGGGTTCCAGTGTCTGTTGTAACTGTCTTAACTTGGTCAGCACTACTAATATTACCAACAACAGTACCAACTGTAAGAGTATTAGTACTAGGATTATACGATAGTGCCGTATCTGTCTCTATTCCTTGAGTTCCAGTAGAACCGTCTACAAAAGTAAGATAAACCGTTTCATTTGTACCATTATTAGCAGTAACTGTTACGTTGGTTGCTTCTGTAGCTGTATCTGCATTTCCTGTTACGTCACCAGTAAGATCTCCAACAAAACCAACGCTAGCATAGACGCTTGTACCACTAACTACAGCAGCACTATTAGCACCTATAACTGTTCCATCAATACTTCCGCCATCAATATCTACACTAGCAAAAGAAGAAGAACCAGTAGAAGTAACATCTCCACTTAGGTCACCAGAAAATGTTACTGCTGTTACTGTGTCTGTAGCCGTAAGATTTCTTATTCCATCTATATCTTTACTAGAGTCCAATACAACAACTCTATTTGCACTAGCAGTACCAGGAACAACCCCAGAAAGATATCCTAGTTCAGTAAGGCTTGCTTTAACCTTAGCGTCTGTTATATTATCCCAGATATGGGTATGAGTATCATCTAGAACTGCTGTACTAATTGTAAGCGTGTTATTACCGCTATCATAAACAAAATTAATTCCAGTACCAGCAATAAGCTGTGTATCAATATTTCCGCTAATTGCTGCATCCCAGTCATTAATCAATGTATGATCAATTCCTGTAACTGCTATACTGTATACTTTATTACTGCTTTCTGTGGTTTCTGTAACTCCAATTCCTGTACTTTCTTCAACCCTTAGTGTCATTCCTGTTACACTAACAGTGGTAAATCCTGTAGGGTCGTCATAAGACTTATCTATACCAAAACCGCCCACAACACCACTATTACCGATAATATCTTGAACACCTTCTACATTTAAGGATCCACTAGAAGTCGCAATAAAATTTGCCAACCATGTTTCATCAACACTCCATGTTGCGTTTTCCCATGAGCCAGAACCTCCTACAACACTATCAAAGACTATATTAATACCACTGCTTTCTACAAAGTTTGTAGAATTTAAAGGGACAGAAGTATAATTAAGATCATTCCATGCTGTGGTTCCATCTCCAATCTTAATTTTCTTTGTGTCTGTTTCAAATCCTATTTCACCAGAATATAGTATCGGGTTTTGAGATGTCCATAGAGCCGCTGATCCTCTTCTTACTTGTAATCTTGTATTAACTGGCATTTGTATTATCTCCGTTTATATTATGGTGTTCCGCAATCTATTTCATCTAGATATGCGTCTAAATAATCGTCTAAACCACTGATACTCGTAACAGGTATATTGTCTGGTAAATCACTGATTAATATTGGTCTTGTGCATGTATCTATTTCTAGGTAAACATCGTTAAGATCAGCACCAATGGTACTTTCTATTTCCAGAAGATAATGACAACATTCTTCCATATTAACAACTCATATTGCTAGAGGATAAACTAAATCTTTTGACAATATTAACATTTCCAAAAATTAATCTACTAGTATATTTACCTCCACCACTATACATATCGTCTGGACTTTGAATTTCTAAGTCATATCTTGCTTTTTTAAACGTCCAATCATTTGTTGTCTCTGCTGGTATCATTAAAGTAATTTTACCATTGGGACCATCAATACTAAACTTATATACACTATAATCTAAATTTGTAGTATCAAATATCATTGTTGTGTTGGTGTTGGTTTTCATTATCATTCTTGCACACCAATCGGTTAAATTAATGATATTTTTATCTGAATCTTTATAAGTAATAGATAACTTAAAAGATGATCCTTGTTCGATATTGAAATCATACTGGGTAGCTGGCATAGTCTTTCCCTTATGTTAAAATGTATACAATAATATATACACCTAAAAAAAAAGGCCGGCACTATGGCCAGCCTCTTTTCTTTTGATTATATGAAGTTCTTATAGAGTACCAATAAGTGCTCTACGATTATCTAGAACTGCAAAACCTTGCTCAGCCCATCCGTAGAAACCTGCTCTCTTCTGACGATGAAGTGTTTCATCCTCAAAAATTTGAACTTCTTGACGTACTGGCATGATAAAGCTGTCTCTCTTACGAAGATCGAGACCAACTACGATTTCTTCATCAGCACTCATTGGAGCTGATAGAACATTCTCATAGAATAATTGGTATTCTTGGTCTTTACCAAGTTCGTCTAGATCATGAAGATTAACACCAAAAACTCTATTAACGGAACCATCAGCAGCTGTATAGATCTCACGACGAGTAATTTCGTCTACTTGATCTAGTCCCCAGTTGCGGATATCTTCCATTGCTTCTGGTGAAACATAAAGATCTGTTAACATACCACGATTATTACTGGTGCTGTTACCACCACCATTACGACGCATAACTGTTTTCATAAGAGAAACTAGTCTCTTTGTGAACTGACCTAAATCAGCGTCATCGTCATTAACATAGATGTTACGATCAACAGCAGCAGCAAGAAGAGTGTGCCAGCCATCGTCGTTCATTTTCTTAACAAATTGAGCCTCTAAAAGCTCCATAGCTCTACCAACTACATCCCAACGAGCATCGCGGGCATACTTTAGTAGATAATCAATGGATGCGCCAATGTCATAGGTTGGAACCATGACATAGTCACCTTCAACATGACGTTGTGGAATATATCCATGATTAGGGATGGTATAAGCAACAAAGTCTTTTTCAGTACCTGGAGCTAAGAAATCTAAAGGAAATTCTGGGGTGGCACTTTGATCCAATGATATTGGTTCAAAAATTCCATCTAGAATATCTCCATTGAGAATTCCTTGACGTAATGGTAGCTCTAGAGCCTTAGCAAACTCATAATTTGCTGCTAAAGCTTCTTCTCTACGAGCTGATCCAGAACGTTTTAGAAGTTCTGTAAGCTCTGGTGTTGGATTAAATCTATTTGCCATTGTATTCTTCTCCCTTTATCATGTAATGTTAATGTCTACTTTGACGTAACCGTCTAAATCATATGAGCTTAAAAAGCGACCAACTTGAACACTGTTGGTGCTTGAAGTTGTTAAATAACCTGATGGACCTAAGTATGCTGGTGTTCCACCAAGAATTGTAAGACCATTTACAACTTGATCAGTTGTAACTTGACCTTGACGAAGAATGGTAACCTTGCTACCTTGCTGTACTTCGTCTTTGTGCCAATTGATGTGTTGTCTAGTTAGGTCTAAATTAACAACATCATTTAGTAAAACACCTGCTGGTGCTCTACCTGATTGGTCTGCTGCATATGTTACAACAGCGTCTGGGTCGTCCATGCTAATGCCTGAACCAACTACGCTATTGCTATGAACTACAACGCCACCTCTTTCGGCAACTTCGTTCATAAAAAATGAAATATCTGTATATGCTTCAATACGATCTGGTTTTAAAGCCATGTTTACTCTCCCTTACTTATTAAGTGTTTTACCTAGTCTATTGGAAATAAAATCTACTAAAGCTGCTCTAGTGTTTTCTATGTCGCTCTCTGCTTCACTACCTACACTTAGATCAACATTATTCTCTGGTTCGGCTGTTTCTAAAACTTCTGATAAATCTTCTGAAGCTTTTTTCTTGCCTTCTTTTTTTTCTTCTTTAACGTCATCTTCTGATGATGGCATCTTTGGCTTCATAGCCGCAAGAAGAGAAACCATATTATCAAAAGCTTCGTCGTCTAATGACTCAAATTTTTCAACATTAGAAGCAGCTGACTCTTCATCAAGACCAGCTTCAAGTAGAGAAGCCTTGCGTTTCATCATGGCTTCTTTCTTCTTCATCTCTTCTTCTTTATCTTTATAAGCAGCAAGAATTTCGTTTGCAGCATCAAGTTCTGCCTTCATCTTTTCCATTTCTTCTTTCTTTTTCTTCATGTCTTCTTCAGACATTTTGGCAGCTTCTTCTTTTTCTGTTAATGCTGTTTCTAAAGCAGTCTTTGTTTCAGCGTGAGCGACACGCTCTGCTTCAAGGGCTACTTCTAGCTCGGAGGCTTGAGTTTTAATTTCATCACGAGAAGCATAAGCCTCTTTAACTAAATCTGTACAATCATTCATAGCTTCTACCTTATTTTCGGGTTTTGTTTCTTGTTCTGAACTCATTACGGCCTCCTTTATATTGGCTTGATTAGAAAATACACCTATTTCTTCTAAAGAGCTATTTTTTTCTATCATTGTTTTTTCTTCTTCGATAGGATAACTATCTTTCGTAAAAATTATACTTTCAGGATTAGCAGGCTTATTAACAAATCCCTTACCACTAAAAGTAATGTTTCTTAATACCCTACCTATCTTATAGTCTTCATGTTCTCCTGCGCCACCATATGATCTTAAATGTTTTGTAAGAAATGCTGTTGATTCATCTCTAGCTAAAACTTTGAATTCACCGGTTGACTTATTGACTAATCCATAATCAAACCCATTAAAAAAACATTCCATACTAACATACTTAGTACCGTTTTCTATTTCTTGGATTAGATTATCTGCTCTGGACTTAAGTTCTGGATCTGTAAATCCTTCATATATTACAGAAGAGGTGAGGATATGAAATTTTTCTGGGAGATTTTCTACTGGCGTTTTTTCATCAATTAAAATACCTTCTTCTGTTATAGGCCAGTTTGCAGTAATATGTCCTACTATAGAATTTTCATCATGCTCCAAATTAGTTGGCTTATGTACTGGGGTATTTCTTGCTGCCCAAACCTCTTCCTTATCAAATACATCATCATTCTTATTCCATGAAGTGGTAACAAGAATTGATTGAGTGTAATATAGATCTTTGTCTTTTAGTCCTGCTACTGTTTTTAGCTCTTTTTTTTGTGATGCAGAAAATGTGTTGTCTGAACCTTTCTCGACAAGACAAGCGTATGTTACTGAGGCCTGAGCTTTAATTGTTTCTTCTAGGCCATCTTGTTTTTCTTGTTCAAATATTTGCATAGTATTTCTCTTAAATTTTGTAAATAGTTTGTATTACACCATAGCGTTATAAAAATAAGCTTTCGTAAACTTAACTTCTTCTGCTGTTAATTGTCTATCTAACTCATTTGCTATATTTTTATTGATTATAGAAAACTTATGACATATGTTTTTATTTTCAATACTATCTATAGTATTGAGTTTGGATAAAACAACTTCTTTGGTAATCTGTTGTTGTGGCTCTAACGAAAAAAAGATTTTTGTCTTAATGTTCTCTGCTTCTGAATATTCCAACGAAGACAGGCTTCTCATGTTTTTCTTATTGTAAAAACTAAGCATGTATGGATTTACTAGTTCTGAAATTTTTTCTTGAGCCTCTATAGCCCACAACTGTATAGTTGCTCCTGTTTGAGGTTTGAAAGTTCTTTCTTTTCTTTGCTCTGTGTCTTTAGAATTTTTAGGTCTACCTTCTCCAGGTTGTCCTGGTTGTTTATCTGATATTTCTGTTTTCATTGGAGTGTTTGCCATTTTCATTTCAACACTAGTCATTTCTCCTTGTTTCTTGTCTTCTAAAGATAGACCAACTTGACTAGGTGTTGCTAAACCAATTTGTAAAGCAATTTTACGAAGAGCATTATTGAATTGTGGATCATGCCAAGGTCCAGCTTTTTGAATCATCCTATCACTACTTCTTTCTCTGTTCTCTCTGTTTAATCTACTCTTTTCTGTGTCTGGATCAAAACCAAATACTCTCTGCACTAATTCATCGCTAACGATATTTCTATCTGCTAGTTGTAATAGTAAAGCTTTCTCTGCTTCTTCATTACTAAGATCCATTCTATCAAATTCAATCTTAGCAGCAACCCTAAAACCCATAGCTTTCTGAACAGCTTCTATTTCTTGCTGCCAAAAACTCATTAACACCCTACGACCATATTGTAGTCTTTGTGTTAATGTTTTAAGACTGATAAAATTATTAGTAGTACCAGCAGCACCAAAAGTACCAGTAAGAGTTGGTGGAATTCCAAGACCTGCATAAATACTATTTAAATGCGGTGCATATTTTGCTTCTCCTAAAAACTGATGAACATTTGTTTTACTTTCAATTAACTCGATATCTGGACCCCAAACAAGATCCATTGTTCCACCACCAACATTATTTTGTAGAATATTACTAAGTTTACTAGCAGCAGCAGACGTTGGAGCAATTTTATGATCTAAACTTCCAAGTTTAAATATACGAATATTACTAATAGCTCCATCAAGAGCAGCAAGGTCTGCTAACTTGAGTTTTTCGATAATATTAATATCATCCATAATACTGTATATAATTGGAAAGGCCCATGACTTCCAATCATCTTTTTTATAATGGAATACTAAAGTTTTATTCGGATCCAACATATATGGTTTTTTGCTTTTGGCTGCTTCTATGATAGGTGCTGGTAGTTGTTCTATCACACTTCTTTCTGCTTCGTTTTTTGGTTTATTAATAATTTTTCTTAACGAAGCTGGTAATGTTATTGAATACATTTTATATCCAACAAAACTAGATAAAGATTCTCCAATAATATCAACACAAGAAGGGTCTATGAAAGTATACTTCCAAGGAATTTCTCTTTTTTCTATGTTGTTTTTTTCATCATAGTTTATATTAAGATCTGCAGCAGTTGCTTTGTACATTGAATCTGCTACTTTTAAACTAATTTTGGCTGTTTGCCTATTAATAACAACATTACCTATTCTATAAAGATTGTTTAAGAACCTTTCGCTTCTTTCTTCTCCTCTAACTTTTTTAAACCAGTTGCGATAAAATCTTTCTATTCTTTTGTTTGGGTGTGTTAGTCTTATTCCTTGGCTAGCAAAGTCTCCCATAAGATCAATAACATTTTTAACTAAGCCAACTCTGTTATAGATCATATCAGACTGTTTAAAGATATGCTTAAGCTGTTTTGGAATAGCTTCTTCTGGTCTAAAGTAATCGTAATCACTACGGGTTAAACCTGGTCTTCCGCTTGTTGGTCCATCTAGATTGGAAAAATCCATTCTATATCTACCATTATTAGCAACTGTTCTTTCTATTCCTCCAAACTCATCTAAGCTTTTAGAGGCTTCGTTTAACGCAGCTCTTTTATCATTAAGATCTTCATCACCCCATGTAACATAAGCGTTTTCTGAGATAACTTCAGCATCAGGTATTTTTGGATTCTTCATATCTTTATCTGTAATAGTATTGTAATAGTATTGTTGCTATCGAAGTATAATTACATACACTTTTTTTAACGATATACTCCTTTGTAAATATCCATATTGGCTGTATTAGTAAACCAATTTGGTCCTTTATACATCTCTCCATCTTTTTTCTTCTTTGGAATAGCTCTTAGATTAGCTCCTATTACTCCATAATCAATACCAACTAATTGTCTATTCATTTGTCTCGCAATCATATTAGCAATAACCAAAGCGCTATACCGGTCTTTTCTAAGTTTTCCTTTTTTACCATTTGGAAGTTTAACGTCTGGAGTATCCCATTTATCTCTTCCTCCAACACCAGTGCTAGTCTGAGTCATTACAATTGTTGTTAATTCATCTTTAAGTTCTTCTATCTCTAATATACATTCACTTTCACTATCATACAACTTATCTATGTCACTATTTACAATATCTTTTCCTTCTTTGTCTAAAGCTAAACCTAAAGAAAGTTCATCAAATCTTGGAAACAATAAAATTTTATCTTCTAAGTCTTTTCTCAATCCGTGATTTGCTTGTGCTGTCCATTCTGCTTTGGCAAATTGTACTAATTCTAGTATGTGTAAACCTTGTTGATCATCAGTATCTTTTTCTTTATCAGGATCTATTATAGGCCATATTAGTTGTTCTCCTTCGGTTATTTTACTGGGATCATGCAAAGCTTCTTCTACTGCAACACCTCCTCCTTGTGCATCCATACCTATACGATAACATGGAAACACTTTCATTAGATTTCTAATCTTCCTAGCACAAAAACCATAAAAATCATGTTCTCCGACCAAACCTGTTTTTTGTCGATCTTTAAAATTACTTCTATTGGTAGTCCAACAATATACTATCCTGTTATGGTCTGGATGTATTTCTAAAACAACTATACTAAAATTGTCTTTTTCGGAAGCTGGGTCAATTCCGTAAACATATTGCTTATTAGCATTTCCTTTTGTATTAACATCAAAAATGATTGGCTTATCATTGATTTTAATAGGATTATTTTCTTTACAAACACAACTTTCTATCAAACTTCTTTTAAAGAATCCATCGCTATCTTCTGTGAAACAAGCGGCGTATTCCATGTTGTATATACCGGTATGAATCGTAGCTTTGGCTCTAGCAACCTGTTTATCATCCATGAATCCTTTAGGTATCAATTCGTAAGGGATTCTTACTATGCTATAATCATACCAATTAAAGTTATCTGGTACATCTTCACCGAAAATTTCTTTTAGCTTATGAGGATCTCCACGACTATTAATAATGGCTTTGTATCGGTTCCAGTAACTAGCAAAATGCTTGAAACTATAGTCTGCAGTTCCACTAATAATAGCTTGGTTTCCTTTTTTAATTTGAACTGCTTCTAGCTCATCTGACCATAAACCAGCTTCACGCATAGCTTTTTTACGAGCTTCTTCTTTAACATTTTGTATAGGGCTAGCGCTTACTGCTGCGAATCCTGCCACAACCGTTTCATAGATATCCGGACTAATACTAGCAAACTCGTCAGCAATGATAATATGCGCTCTGAGGCCTCTAATCTTGCTTCCGTCACCCATAGGAACAGCAATAGTCCAACTATCACCAAGACGAATAGTACACCTGTCAACATCTCTTCTCGGCCCATCATCATTGCTACTAAATATACTCCTTATAATAGGACTATTACGCCACATATTTTCCATATATTCGAATATAATCTTACTCTGTCGGAAAGCTGCACCAACTATAACTATTTTTGTACCTGGAACTAATATACACTTCATCATGCTATAAAGAGCTAAACTAAAAGATTTACCAAAACCACGAGACGCTATAAACATCGGAAATGGCCTATACCAAAATTCTTGTAATAAAGCAACCTGTATCGGATGAAGCTCTATTCCCATGAGTAGTTTAACGGTAGATCCGAAGTATTTAGGATTTCTTAATAATCTTAAAAGATGAAGGTCAGGATTTTCTATATCTTCTTTGGTTCTACCAAATAAAGGATTATCCGGAAGTATTAATTTATTAACATCTCCCAGATTCAACCATGCGTCTTCAAATATCGATTTATCCTTTGTATTTGCCATATATTGTTCTCATAATTCTAACAGCCATTTTTTCTGCGTTAGCAGCGTCACCACAATAAATTGTTTGTATATTATAATTGATATTTATAAGTGACAAATATTTAAGAATATAATTATTTGATACTCTCAATTTATTCCATTTATCTTTTGGTATATCAGACCCGATAGGAAAATTATACACATCTTCTAGATCAAATTCAAATAACATAAACCGATGAGGTATTTCACTCAATCTTTCCAAAAAGGCCGGAAATCGCTTCTCAGTAATGTTATTGGCTACCTCACTAACACTTTGCTTTCTTTCGATAGCTAACAAGTGCTCTAGACCTTCTATGCTATAGTCACCTGTATCTAACTTTATTCTAGATGTTGTATGATTACCAAATTCCCAGGGGTTCTGTTCTCTGGTATCAACTATTATATTAAATTCATCCTTCTTCATTTTGTAATTCATCTTTATATTTTTTAGCTTTATTAATGGCTCTATTTACTACCATTCTAGCTACTGTGTCTACATAAGGTATCTTTCTTTTTTCACACTCTTTTTTAAGCCAACCACATATAGTGTCTAAATTATTTTCACACCATTCTATGCCGTTTTTATTCATTTCTAGGGCATGCCTTCTGCAACTACATGTTGGGGTACTCTTTATTCCAATAGCACTAAACATACTAGCTAGAATGGTTCCTGGTCCATATGGATCATCTTCTAGTGTTCTTGGAAATGTATTTTGCAGAAAATGTTGTACGTCACCTTTTGTAATTTCAAAAAATCTTTCTTGTGCTTGTTCTTTTGTTATGTTAGGATACTGATCGTACTCTTCTTTTTCGAAAAGCAAGGTATGATTTGGTATATGTTTTATTACTATGTAGTATTGTCTATCTGTTGGGTTATCTATATAGATTACATCTAGCACATCTAACTCTATAGGATTTGGACTAACTATTTTATTGTTTTCATCCTTATAGTTCGGTGGCTGTATTGTTACAGGTTCTTTTAAGTTAATCATTTTTGTTTTCCTTTAAGAATCAACTGATTAAAAAAATTAATATAAGCTTCTTCATTATTTTTAATAGACTCATGATGAGTTCTACACAAGGTTATGCCATTATCTATATGAAATCTTAAGCCTGGAAATTCGCTCCATTTTAATATATGATGAGCTTGTAAACTTTTACGTTTATTACATCCTGGCCATTGACAAGAATGTTTATCTCTTGCATAAATCTTTTTACGCCAATCTTTATATTGTGGATCACTATAGTTCCTCATCTTGATACTCTAAACTTTCTGGACTCAAAATAGGAACATCTACTTTTCCGTCCTGGTATTGATGATTTTCAAACAGCGTTTCTTTTGCTTTGTTTGTTGCCATAGCAATAATTTCCATTTCTTTTCCTTCTTTTTCTCTGATTAATTCATCTTCTAACATTCGGATTAATCCGACCCAACTACTTTTTCCGTCTTCGATTCTTTTGATTCTCTGCTCTCTTGTAGCCTTAAGGTCTTTACTAATTTTTTGTTGTTCATTTAAAAGTTTAGTATATTCATTTGTATAACTTGCTATGCTATTTCTGGCAAAACTTAATTGTGTTTCTAAATTTGCTAGTTTTGGTCCATCTCTTACTTCTTCGGGCAAATTATATTCTTGATCAACTTTAGCTTGTAATCTTTCTGTTTCGCTAATATGTCTCTTTCTTTCTTTCATGCTTCTATTGATTAAAATATCTATTGTAATAAATTGTTTAATCTGAAGTTCTTCGGCAGGAAGTACGTCCTCTCTAAATTGTTTAACTAGTCCTATCCATGTATTTTCAAAATATTCTAATTCTCCCGTGTCTTCATCAAATTGTCTGATAATTTCCGGCCAAAATGTTTTTGCGTGCAGTTTTAATCTAAGGTTTTCATCCGTTATATTTTCTTCTTTGTCGAAACTAAGTCTATTTTCAATTATATATCTTTCTACTGGCTTCACACTTCTGTTTATTTGATCAGCTATTTGCTCTACTGTTAGTTGCCCTATATTGTTTTTGATGAATTGCTGTTCATCTAAACTTAGCTGTCCTCTTTTTTTAGCCATTGAGTATCTCTCTTATTTTAATTGCTAGTTTCTCTACATCATTTTTAGAAACTTTAGTTCCGTTTTTTAATTTAATGTATGTCTGTCTATATTCTCCATTGAGGTTTTCTTCTATTTTATTGATAATTTCATTATTAGAAACTTTGTCTTGATGATTATATTTGTTGTTTGGTAAATACTCTTTAATTTCTTCTATAGTATTTAGGTGCATTAAGTTTTTCTTATTGATATTTCTTATGTACCAACTATTATACATTTCACATTGAGTAATGTCCGTATATTTGGAACAACCGTTTAGAGATTCTTTTAGATGAGGATCAAAAAAAGGACAAGTATTGCAGGGTTTGTCTGGTCTTTGGTAGTTGTCTCTCTTAAAATTAAAGAGCCTATTCCTAACATGAGTCCATAAAAAGTTTTCTAGGGGTCTTTTATGGTCGTAATTTTTAAGTCCTTCTAGGGCAAATATACTAATTTGCTGTTTCATGTCTTCTATTTCGTGATACCCAAACTTAAATTTGTAAGCTAATTTTTTGCTAATAATTTCTATTGTTTCTAATAATTCTTCTTCACTTACTCTCTTCTTGGGTGTCCTCTGTGTTTTCTTTTTCTTCATAAGCGTTCTGTAGCAGAGATGCTACACTTTGTTCCTGGTTGGCTTCTAAATCTTTAGATATGTCTACTCCTTTTGCAACTACATTGAGTGTGCTAGGAACATATTTTATATTATTCATTTTATAGCCTTTATGTGTAATTTGTCAATCTTATTCATTCTTATATTAAGATTGGTACACCTTTTTGTCAAATAATAATATTTTATGGAATCGAAGGAGTTGGAGTAGAACCAGGAGTTGGAGTAGGAAGAAAAGGCAAAGGTGTTGATGGATCATACGAATCAAATTCAAAACCTCCACATGTATCTTCTGCGTTTGTTCCCGAATATGATATAAGACTATTTAAACATCCTGAAGTAATACAGTATGCGCTATCTCTCCAGAAGGTTCGAACATCTTGTCTTTGGTCAAGAGCATAAGGAGTTATGTCTCTTGCGAAAGAATCCTGGTGTTTTGAAATATTAGCTAAAGGAGTTTTTCTTTTATAAATTTTACTTTGATTTGCAAATACTATATCGTTTTTCATTAAGTGTTACTCCGATTTAAACTTTAAAATGATCTGGATTTGGTCCATAATGACCGATACCTTCTGGTGGTTTTCTTCTTCCTCCGAAACCGGGCTGAGCGCAGATTCCGGTAACCACTATATTTGGTAGTGGAAATGGGTCTGCTGTTCCTTTTTTTGAGTTCCTACAAGTATTTTGTCTCCATCTCTCTACAAAATTTATTATCTCTTTCTTTAGAGCAATTTGTTTTCTAGCCCATTCTTTACAAGCTGGGTGATTTGGTAAGTCATTCTGTTCTTTTGGCATGTCTGCCCCACAAGGGGTAGCTACGTTTCCTTTGTATAAGTCTTCTTTCACATATGGTTGTTGTGGTGGTTTTGGACTATTGACACATTCGTTGTATAGGTTCACAATTTCATTGAAACCATCAATAATTTTAGTGTGTGGTTTTCTGTCTATTATGTTTCGGCCGTTTCTTCGTTTCCAGCCATAAATGTCTATTCTAATACGAAAAACAGCTCCTGGAATATCGTTTAGACATTCAGTTAATTTGTCGTCAATATCACAAAACATTTTATACCAAGTGTTTTCAGTATAATATTGTTTACAACAATCTAATGCCATTTTTAGTTTCCTTTTTCAAAATTTGGTGCAAAAGGGTAGTCTCTGTTTTCGTTTTGATTATTTGTTTCATCTATTCCAAATTCAATATAGTTGGGTTCTAGTTGAACTAGTCCATAATATGTATCTGGAAGTGTGGGTTGATTTGGAACAAAATTTGTGTTGTTGAGGGTCGGCTTAAATATTTTGCTGCCATACATTAAGTATGTTCCGTTGCCGTTTATAGACCCGTTTTGGTATGCCATGTTCTGTCCCTTTTTTTATTTTAGATTATAGTTACAAATATTCTTTACACCAAAGAAACAATATAGAAGATTATTTATAGAGAGGCCCAAGAAGATAGTTTAGGTATTACATTTTATTTTTGGGGGGCTTATTGTTTTTGGACGACCCCGCGATTTTTATATAGTACAATATATAGCCATTATAAATATAAAAACCCCCACCTATTTATATCATACTATTTTTAGTATACTTTACTATACTATTAGTATATACCTATTTTCTAAAATCGGTATTTTATACTTTTGTTCACTAGTGTACGTTTGAACACTTCTGCGGAAGACGATTCTCTTTGTGTCGTCGCCAGTGAAAATCTCTCTTGATTCTCACAATCCCAAGTGTCTAGAGAGAAAATCTGAAAATCCAAAACGACGTAAGTCTAATGATACCAACGACTTACAACCAAATCCGAAAATCTCAAAAGTTTTTTGCTTGCAATGGCCGATTCAGTTTGTAGAATGAATGCAGAACGACAACGACAACCCCAAAGGATCGAAACCATGAACGGCTTTCAGAAAATCGACAATATCATGAGCATCGCCAAGGAAGCATTTAATACTACCGATCGTATCATCTGCCGTGTTGTGAGAGACGACAATCGTGTGTTTGATAACTTTTTCTTTGAATCATTCAATGCTTCCAAGAAAGATAGCACACACACACTGGTATTGTACAGTGAGACGCAAGGTTTCAAGAGTATCAAACTCTCTCGCATCAAGAGTGTTGAGAAGATCGGAAGATTCACCTACCCCTCATAACGGGGTATTTTAGGGGTCTATGAGTTTTATATACTAGGAGATTATACTATGCCAATGTCGAATGCACACTTTCTTGCCGTCGCTTGTGATATCCACGGGGCTGAGTTAGCAGAGGGTTATACCGGGGATTGTATTGAGATTGCGATTGATGAGTCGATGGAAATATGGGATGGTTGGGATGCTTTGTACAGTGTGAGAGTATATCGTGTGTCGAATGATGAGGATGGTAACCCAACACATGAGTGTGTGCATGAAGAGTTTGTGGGCAGTAACCCGCAAGTTATACTAGACTAGGGGGTACACTATGATTGCGATTGCTATAGTGTGGATTATATTCTGTTGGGCTATACTATTGAGGACAAACCTATGAGTGATGGTGATCAAGACATGCTTTGTATGGTATTATTTCTGGTTGTTACTGTGGTCAGTATCTTCTACTGCTATACTCCTATAGTATAGTAGTACCAGCTAAGCCAGCCCCCTAAGGGGCTATATCACCCACCCCCTAAGAAGGGTGGGTTTCTTTATTTGTATATCCTAATCCTCCCCCTTAGGAGGGGTATGGATATAGTCAGCGAGATAACCCCCATAATGGGGGGTTCGGAGCGGGCCGCGTCCCCCCAATTAGGGGGGTAAAAGTTTTGGCATGATATTTGCACGAGCAAACGACGTGCCAAACTATTTTCGGCATGGGATTTGCTACAAAAAAAATTCCAAAAAAAACTTGATCAAGGGGTTGACGCTTGCCGATATCTATTGTAGACTTAGGGCATAGTTGAGAACGACTTTTAGGAGTAAATGACATGTACGCTTTCGATCACATTCAGGTTGAGGAAACTTTCGCTGAGGTTCAGGTCGCTGTAAGTGGTTGCTGCAACCAGTTCCTCGACGACACCCATGTCGAGTATGAAGTGTGCCCCTGCTGTGGTGACCACTGTGAAGTCATCCTCGACCACATGCCCGTTCAACTGTAAGGAGTAAACAAATGTTCAGTATCGAAAACAATGGCCCATACTTCCAGGCTGTACTCGAAACCATGAGCGATAAGGAGATCACCGCTCGCATGCACGGTGCAAGCCGTAGGCTATCTGATCAAACGATCAGTACTGCACACCGTACACTACTGCGGTGCGTTATCACTGAAGGTGCAACCGAGTTGCGAAAGCGATGGTTCAACTAGTGTGCATCTGTACACCAACTCGATCGAGGGGTTAACCCCCTCTTTCGGGGGGTGGCGGCGGGCCTCGTCCCCCCAATTAGGGGGGTAAGAGTTTTGGTATGGTATTTGCACGAGCAAACGGTGTACCAAAAAAATCGCAAAAAAATCTTTTTTCTTGTTGACAGCCTAAAGTCCATCTGCAATAATGTCGATAAGTAAGAAAGAACCTAGGAAAGAAAAAATGAAAAACTCAACCGCTTGCTGTGACTTCGCCCGTGACAATCGTGACGGCCATGTGACCGCTGAAAAGCATATCCGATTTGAGACTACCGTTGAACGTGCCAGCGATCCGCTGTGGCAGGAAGCGATCAGGAAGTTGACCGCTGACCTGACGCTAGAACAAGTCTACGACAACTACAACCGCTGCCTTGAAAAGCAGAAGACCACAAAGTTTGATTGGCGAAGGGCTGAACTAGAGTTCATCGAAAGCGTTTTGTCAGAACGGATTATCGCCAACAAATAGGGTTGACAGCCCCAAACCAGTTTCGTAGAATCAGAGCATCATCAACCCAAGGAACCTAACCATGACTGACGACTTTCTGACTGCTGAAGAGTTCTTCGACGCCCTTGAGGCTTTCCGCGGACCTGACATTGAGTTCACCTATACGCCTGAACAGGATGAGGCCTATGACGAGTGGTTGGCAAAGCGTAAAGAGAAGCGAGCCAAGAAGCGAGCCGCTGACCATGAGGCTGAGACGCGAGCGAAGACGCTGGCCTTCTACAATGACATGGACAACATACTGAACGAACGTTCACTTTGGGACTGAACGTCTGTACACTGAACACCCGTACATCCCACCTGAGGGGGGTGCGGGGCGGGCCACGTCCCCCCATTAGGGGGGTTGACAAAAATCTTTTCTTTTTCTAAAGAGTGGTGCAGGATTGATCCGATACTATCTATAGGAAAGATTGGTACTTGTCAAGGGGATACAAATGTTCACTGCTTTTTTTATGGTGTTTGGGTTTGGGTTTGGGTTTGAGGGGATTGAGGGTGATAGGGTCTATCTTGGGGTCTATACTCCTACTCATGAATATGGGTATGTTGTGGAAGATGGGGAAATCTGGCTTGATGTGGTGCTAGAAAAAAATCCAAAAAAATCTTCATGAGGGGGTTGACAGGCTGCCGATACTCTGTATAATGAGAGCATCACAAGGAGAAAACGACATGTTTGACGAAAACCGCGACGACGACGACCGCTTCTATCCCGACTATGGCGATGAGGGGGACGGACAGCCCGACGAGTACACCGAGTGGCAGGATCTGTACGGTGGCGACGATTGGGATCATGGGCAGTTTGACGGAGGAGAATGGTAATATGAAAACGGTCAAAGTTGGTATGGTTAAAAACAAGAAGAATGAATATTCTCGGGTTATTGAGTTTGAGAATGGATACGGTGCTAGTATCATCTCTCACGATTATTCCTATGGTGGTGATCATGGCCTGTTTGAAGTAGGAGTTCTGCACGATGGGATTCTAGTATATGATACGCCCGTCACGCATGATACGATTGGTTGGCTTGATTTTGCTGGTGTTGCTGCTATACTAAAGGATATTGAGGAACTTCCCAAAAGGTAACTTAAGAAAGGTTTTGATTATGACAAAGTTCGAAGACGCACAGTACGGTATTGGTTTCAATCGTAAGACCTGCATGGCGGAAGCTGTTAAGTATACTCATGCTACAGATCACCACCTTGTGGGTTATAAACTAACTCTTGCGAGCAATGGCTCACTGCGTCCTAGTAAACTTAATAAAAGATTACATAAGGATTGGACGCCCGTTAGTCGCAAGCAAGTAGTAAAGTTTCTATCTAAATGATAGTGACACCCGTACCCCCCGTAGTGGGGGTGCGGGGCGGGCCTTGTTCCCCCCATTAGGGGGGTTGACAAGTATCTTTTTTGTGCTAAAGTCCCGGCTACGGATGGCCGATAAGTATTTTAGGACGTTTCACTTGACAAAGGAGTATAAGTATGGTAGAATCACTCGCAGTTATCGGTATTATTTTGAGCATGATCCGGCCACCTCAACAGTTGCCACCACAGTACCCTTACCAGTACCCTGCTCAACATTATTATCAACCACAACCACCACAGGTTCCTTATTATGTCCAACCGCAAGAAAACAGAAACTATCAAACTGAATATCAAACCAGTTTGGGAAGTCGCTCGTGGTCACAGGCAGGATCGTTGCCATACGGAAATGGACAACAGGCCCAAACGCCAACGAACTCGATCTGGCGTTGACAAAGCGTGGCGTCGGGAGTATAATGTAGAATAATCCCATTCGGGGGTGGTGTAACGGTAGCACAAAGGATTTTGGTTCCTTTTGTCGGGGTTCGAATCCCTGCCCCCGAGTTTATTGTCTTACCTTATCCTATAAGATGATATTAGTGAAGTATTAGCCAGCGAGTTTTCTAAAGTTTCGAGACTTGACAAACCGATAACAGTTGGTAGAATGAGAGAAAAGGAGATTGCTCATGCAAGTAGTTAGGGTAGAGTTCGTCACAGATTGTAATGATGCCCAAGAAGCAGTAAATCTAGTAGAAGTGCTACTGCCAAATCTCAGGAATCGTAACGTATCGGGCTTAGAATCTTGGAATGTTTATTGGGTGGATGAAACTGTTGCTACCAAAGTAAGTCACCCTGTTGAAGATGGAAAGGTTATCTATAATGACTAAGATTGTTGTTGAGTTTAGTGGCTACATGCACGTTGATCCTAATCGTACAATGTTTGTGCGTTTTAATGATGGCGATGGCCGTGAGTTTATCACTGGCAAACAATGGCTTGCTCTTGACGATGAGTATAAAGATGAGTATGCTATATTTGACATGGAACATGCTATGAATGATGCTGACGAGGTGGGTTGGAACCATTGTGATACTATGGTTACAGACGACAGGGGTATTGAGTTGTATTCTGATAGAACCTACTCTTGACAACAGCCTTGCCCATGCTATAATGGGCTAAACGGGTCGCTAACTCAATCGGTAGAGTATCGGTCTTTTAAACCGTCGGTTCAGGGTTCGAGTCCCTGGCGACCCACTGTTTGTTTCGTTTCTCAACTTGGAGGTT